GCGGAGATAGCATTCAAGCAACAGCCGAACTTGACAGAGAGGTTGCTAAATCTATTGTCGCCATCACAGACCAAGGAGATGCCAACACAAGGCAACTCAACGCCTGTATCGATGCCTACAACGAAGCCTACCAAACCATGAAAGGAACCCCATGAACGCAGAGCAACTGGCGCAAGCCTTGAAGATGACCCCAGTAAAAGCAGAGGAGTGGATAGATGCAATCAATGAAACTTTTGATCGGTTTGAAATTAACACACCTGAGAGACAAGCTTGCTTCTTGGGGCAGTGCGCTCACGAGTCGGCTGGATTCACTGCGCTCAAAGAAAACCTCAACTACTCAGCAGAAGGCTTGACTAAGGTTTGGCCTAAGCGGTTCCCATCATTGGACGTTGCCCAGCCATACCACCGCAACCCAGAGAAGATTGCCAACAAGGTCTATGCTGATCGCATGGGCAATGGCAATGAATCATCTGGCGAAGGGTTCAAGTACCGTGGTCGTGGCTTGATCCAATTGACTGGCAAGGATAACTACACAGCGTGTGGTGAAGCATTGGGTGTTGACCTGGTAGAAAATCCAGATCAGGTGTCCAGCCCACAATATGCTGCCTTATCTGCTGGTTGGTTCTGGGATAAAAACAAGCTGAATCAGTTTGCTGATGCCAACGATATGACCACCTTGACCAAACGAATCAATGGTGGAACCCATGGCATGGAAGACCGTGTTGCACGGACTCAGCATGCCTTGGATACCTTGATGGCTTAATCTTGGCCTAGTAGCCAAGTGTGGAAATCAACAGGGGGTTTGCCAGTGGTTTGACACTGCTGGCAATACTCCCTGTATTCCTTATCCAGCTTCTCCCAGTCCGTTAGATTCATCTTCTTTCTCCTCAAGCTGTGCGCCCAGTCTCTTCAAGCGCAGTTGGTAATCCCCAAGCAACTTGGCCTTATGCTCAGGGTTGATCTTGTTAACCTGATCCTCGTTTGCCTCTTTCAGCTCCCGAAGCTTAGTCATTTTTGTGCGGGTTGCCAAGGTTGATTTCTCTACTTTGTCCCGCAACTCGATAGTCTCATTGACATACGATTCTGAGTCAGCATATTGGCGTGACTCTTTGCCTGGTATCGTGAGGGTGTAAGGCAGTGTCACTGCTGGCGCTGGCTTGATGGCATCCAATGGGTTGGCTGCTGGCGCTTGACGGCGGCTACCAGCATTGCCATCGTCATCTTCTGGAGCGATGCCACAGGCTGACATCAGGCTGTATCTGCGAGCGTAGGTCAAGGCACTGGCATACCCCTGTGGATCTTGTTTGACCGCAGGGAAGTGGACGATGCCGCACTCCAGCATCTCGCCAGACTCGTGGACAAAGACTGTCTCGCACATGATGCCGTCATTGCAGTCGTAATTTTTTTGCAGTAAAAAGATGCCGTTCTCATTTAAGGCATCAATGACCGCTTCCACACAGGCTGACAGGTCAGCATATCGGCTGCGGAAATGTGGGTTGGTGCTGGTCTTCAGAGCTGGGCCAAAGGCACGTTGGGCTTTGACAAGGGCTGATGCAATCTGTTTCATTTGTATTCCTTAATAGTGAGCGTTGACTGACGAATGGAGTAGGCTTCTTTTGCTGGCGTGATCTTCTCAGGCGTGGCTTTGTAGTGACGCATGGGCCACTTAACTGTCCAGTGACCAGCTTTCCCGCTTGCACTGTCTTTCATCATGGACTTGAGATCTGTTTCCCAGCGATCAATATCATCTTGAAGACTTTCGATCTTCTGTTTGGCAACGATGATTTCGGCAATCAGATCCTCGCCATCAATGCCCAAATCAATCTCATCTTCTTTGGCTACTGCCCAAACCCTGTTGGCATCTTTGGTGTTGGCGGCTGGGTAATACTGGATATCGCCAGTCTCTTCAAAGGTTGTCAGGCGGTTGGCAAAGTCGGTGGCTTTGCTCTCGATCTGCTCTTTGGTTTCGCCGTGTGGCTTGAACAAGAAGATGCGAAGTTCCACGCCTGAGTACAGGCAACCGATTGCTGCCCAGTCTAAACCAGTACACATCAACACGCCTTGGACTTGGATTGGCCCACGGTACAGGGGGAGCTGATCCTCTGGGTGACCACGAGTCAGCTTAGATTCCAGCACTCCGTTGCCGATCAGGGCAATGCTGTCGGCGCCCACCACATAGATGCCCTTGCTAGGATCATGCTGGATTACAACATTGTCATCTGGCGTACCGATGGCATCAGCACTGGCGGCAAGTGGCAGGTGCGGATGGGTGAAGGCAGTGTCGGGCATGACGTAGCTTTTCAGCCCAAGGCGCTTTGCCATTTCAGCAAGGATGGCTGGCTCCAAGGCGTTGCCCCAGTCTGCGGCTTCCCCTGCTGGGGTGCGTGGATCTTCACCACGCATGGCTTTCATGCAGAAGGTCAGGACATCGTTGGGTGTGCTGTAGGGGCTGACACCAAAAAGGCTGGGCAATTGTGAGCAGGACAGCATGGTGTCCGAGGTTAATTTAGGCATTGTGAAACTCCTTGATGATGAGAACCCGCTGTTTTCTTCCTGATCGACCAGGGCGGGTCAGCCCAGTGTCAATGATGTAACCCTTGTCCAGCAAGGCACGGAACCGAGCGGTCACTGTAGAGTAGGGGTAGCTCGACAGGTGAGCTAGTACCTCGTCTTGAATGCACCCCTGCGGATAGTCAGCAATTGCCTCATAGACGATCTGCTCCATGTTGGTGGTGTTGACCAACTGGGCTGCTTCCTGACTGGTTGTGGGTGCGTTGCGGCGAACAAGTTTTTTCCAAAATGTGCCGAATTCCATTGAACTCTCCTTAGTAGGTAGGTTGTTTGCCTTGCATGATCGCAAAGTGATAGCATCTTACAACACCAATGGATGCTGATTTTCTAGGTGGTTTCCCTAATTGCTCGTTTGGAATTTGATATAAGATTGATAGCATGAAACATACACACACCAAACCCAAGATCGAGACTCAGCAATTGCTGGTTCGCATCAGACCACAAGCCAAGGCGTTGTTGCAGAAGGCGGCTATTGACCAGCGCAAGAGCCAGTCTGCCATTGTGGACACCTTGATTGTGGATAACTTGTCTGCCGTTTATGCTACCCCTGACGACAGGATTAAAGCTTTTTTGAAAGGCAATGTATGAGCGAGAAATGGGTTCCCCCTGCTGGCACGAGGATCACCTTGCCCAGCATCCATGTGACATCAGACAACTTCAAGTACCAGCGTGGTGCTGACGTACAGGCAACGTGGAGGAAGCATGGCTGGACACCGCCAAGCGCCAATATGCCACCACCTCCCCCAGAAAAACCATCTGAACTGCCATTCATCAAGTCTTTGAGGGCTGTGCGATGACGTTTGAGGATGCCATCCGAGTGTTGGATTGCGTGAAAGAGGGCAGGCCAATGCCCGACAGCGTAGTGAACAGAGCTTTGCAAATAACAGGGGATCTTGATGACTTTGATGGTGAATTTCAGCGTCTTTGGCGAGCCTGTGGGGAAAGGCAGGCCGAGATTCGCTCGTCAAGGGGGATTTGTTCGGACGTACACCCCGCAGAAGACAGCCAATTGGGAGCAGGAGATCGCCCAAGCAGCCAGAGAAGCCATGGGTAGCCAGTCTCCCTTGGACACGCCTGTAGCCCTGTCTGTGCGGGTCTACAAGGCTATTCCTGTGAGCTGGTCAAAGGCCAAGCGGCTCCAAGCGGAGACAGGTGTGCTTAGGCCAGTTGGCAAGCCTGATCTGGACAACTACATCAAGGCCATCATGGACGCTGGCAACGGCATTCTGTGGGTGGATGACAGCCAGGTGTGTGAGTTACATGGGAGCAAGGCATATGGTTCACCTTGCATTGAGGTAACAGTATTGGAGTTATTGCCATGACAGAAGAGACTTTGGAGCAGCGCATCAGCCATCTTGAGCGCCAGTTTGAGCAGATGTCTGAGGCTTTCAGTGCCAACAGCCAGTTGATGGTGATGCTGGCAAGGGAGTTGAAGCGGGTTAGGGATTGCCTGAGCGATGAAGATCCTATGGGGATGCAATGAATGAGCTGGCACTATTTGCGGGAAGTGGCGGGGGAATCCTTGGAGGACATCTGCTTGGGTGGCGAACCGTTGCCGCCGTTGAAATCGAAGATTACCCACGCAGAGTTCTATTGCAAAGGCAAGCTGACGGATTCTTACCTAGATTCCCTATCTGGGACGACATCTGTACCTTTGATGGAAACCCTTGGCGAGGCAAAGTCGATGTCATCAGCGGGGGTTTTCCCTGTCAGGACATCTCAGCCGCAGGAAAAGGGGATGGACTGGATGGGGAGCGGTCAGGACTCTGGACACACATGGCGAGGGTGGTTAGCGAAGTTCGACCCCGATTCGTGTTCGTGGAGAACAGCCCAATGCTCACTACTAGGGGAGGAACACGAGTCATTGCTGACCTTACCCAAATGGGGTATGACACGAGATGGACTGTTATGGGAGCTGCCGACATTGGCGCACCACACCAGCGGGACAGAATGTGGATTGTGGCCAACGCCAGTTCATTCGGAGGCAAGGCAGGGGTTGCAGATTCGCAGGGATGGAAAGAAGGGGACGCAAACAAGTCTCAGCACAGCGGTGCTAACCTGGCCAACCCCACGCACAGCAGGGATGTGTGGCGGGACTGGGAGTTGGGATTTGCTCAACAAGAACACGACAGTGGAAGAGGCCCGACTGATGGGAGCAGGGAATGGTGGTCAGTTGAACCCGCCGTGGGTAGAGTGGCTCATGGGGTGGCCTGTCGGGTGGACAGACTTAAAGCCATTGGCAACGGACAAGTCCCATTGTGCGCCGCAACAGCATGGAGAGTCTTAAATGAAGCGGGGATATAGAGGCGGTGGTCGCAAGCCCATCCAGATTGATGAGCGCAGGGCTTTCAGCTTGCATGACCAGGGCTTCAGCAAGAAAGAGATTGCCGCTAGATTTGGTGTGCCGTACAAGTCATTGCTCACGATCTTTCGCAAGGCTGGCAGATTCACAGTCAAGGGTCAGTACAACTGGAAGGAAAAAAATGGATGAAAGCTTATGGCGCAAGCGGCAGGTTGAGCAGCGTGTGGACTCTGCTGAACAGGCTGTCCAAGAGTTGCGTAGCAGGGTGGAATCGCTGAATCCCTACCGCAACCACATCATTGAAGAGGTGGCTCAAGCCATCGAGCGCATGGAATCGTTTGGCAAAGACACCATCAGCAGCTTTGCTATCTACATCAGGAGCATGAAGGAATGACACATAAAGCATTGATTAGACAGCTTCAGATCAGTTGCCTTGGACTTGACCCTATTGACCCATTGCGCTTGCTTGTTGACGATGTGATTGCGGCATTGTCACAGCGCACAGAGCAAAACTTCTGCCCACGATGCGGTAAACGCTCAAAGGACATTCACACTTGCACACCACCACAGCGCACAGAGCAAGAGCCTGTCAAGTTGCCTTGTTGCGGGTACACGGACGCAAGTGCAGTCAAGTGGAATCCTTTTAACCGTGTTGTGCAATGCCACAACTGTGGGCAGACCTACACCCAGCCACAGCGCACATGGGTAGGGCTGACGGATGAGGAGTTAACAGACCTTTTCTACAACACCAATTTAGGCCAACAAAGTGCAGTTTCTCAAGCTGTTGCGTTGCTCAAGCAAAAGAACACATGATTAGCAGAGTCATCTTCCTGTGTGCTGTGATTGGCTTTAGCGTCAGCAATCTTTTGCCAGTCACTGTGGAATTACCAAAGCCTTTGACCACAGCACAACTACAGGCCAAGGCCAAGAAAAAACAACTTAGTGAAATTTGTCAAAAGAAAAAGAGAAGCAAGACGCTCATGGATATATGTGAACGATGGGGGGAAGAAGCATGATTGCCACTATTCTGTGTTTGTTTATAGGCGCAGCCATTGCCATTGGTACGCTGTTGGTGTTTGCCAATGTGTTGGTGTGGATGCAAGATGCTGATGAAAGAGGTTGATCCTGAGCATTACCAGGCAACGCTAGATCACTTGGTGACGATGGCACGGATGCCAGCATTCAAGCGCCATGCATGGTGGCGTGTGCAGGAGCTGGAAGCAGACCCGTATGCCTTTTATGCTGGCTTGAAAGATGAGTTCTTGTCGATCATGCGCCAGGACAAGCCAACCGAAAACGCATGAAATTGCCAGACAAAATTGTCAAATTGCTGGCGCTAAATTCTGGGAAATAATTTCATGGCCCCAACATGAGGGTTTTGCAAATAGCCAGGCGGCGCTGCCAGTAAGTGGCAATTATTACTGTATGCAATGCCATGGATTTATAAATCAGCATGGCAAAGCCAAAGCCAGCACAGAAGACAGACAGAAGCTTGTCTTTGTATGTGCTTGATACATTTTGACAACAAGTCAATGATTAATTGCATCTCTTAGGGTTTATCCCTATTTCATATCACATGAGCAAGCAATAATCTATGTGCATCTAAGGCAATCAAGCCTAGATAAATCTCAAAAACCTACCTACTAAGGAGAATTGAAGATGGAAAAGCAAGATATTTATGTCGTTGTGACTTGTGCAATTGCCCAAGTCTGTTTGCTGGTTATCTTGGCATTGTGGGGTTGATATGAAAACCATCATGCTCAAGAAAGAAGCTCACACAATCAATGCTGGATTGACTCAGACCAGCAAGATGCCTTGCAAATCCTATAGTTTGCCCACAGTGGCTTGCATTACTGGATTCAAGATGGCAAAGATCGCTGGATCAATCTGTTCAATGTGCTATGCAAACAAAGGCAATTATCTGCAATATGCAAACAACATTGAACCAGCACAACATGCAAGATTAGACAGTTTGAATGATGCATTCTGGGTTGATTCAATGGTTGCCAGCATTGGAGCAGATCCATATTTTCGTTGGCATGACTCTGGAGATCTGCAAGGGCTTTGGCATCTTGAGAAGATTGCAGAGGTTGCACAACAAACCCCACATTGCCAGCATTGGTTGCCAACAAGGGAATACTCAATGATCAAGCAATATATTGAGAAGCATGGGGCATTGCCTAAAAACTTGATTGTGCGCTTGTCTGCAATGTATGTTGACAAGGCGGTCAATGTGCCAGCAAGCTTGCAAGGCATTGCCAACATTGCCATCTCTAATGTTCACACAGACAAGGCAATTGGCACAGAGTGCAATGCACCAAACCAGCAAGGCAAATGCCTAGACTGTCGTGAATGCTGGACAACAAAAACCATATCTTACAAAGCACACTAAGGAGACAACATGACCTATAAAACAGAATTCCCAGACTATGACGATGAACTAAGCTTGCCTGAGGGTTGGGTTGATACATCATGGCATAACGATGTCTCTCCCAGCTTTGAGAAGCAATTCGGAGAGGTTACTTACAAGCTTTGGTGTGATTATCCAGACCCAGACCGCCGAGAGGTTGGCGGTGAGCAATTTACTGTCTGTGTTTACATTGAAGATGAGGTCAATTTTGAGTGCATTGCCCAATGTAATACTTTGCAGCAAGCATTGGATTTTGTAAATAAGGAGACAAGCAAATGATTAAAGCAAGCTTTGAATCACCTAATTTCATATTTAGCGCATATGGACAGACAACCGCTCATGCGTTGAATGCTCTTAAGAGAGGATTAGATCAACATGCTAGAGACTATGACCTAGATTCTGATTGGTGGCACAGATGGGAGAACGACATCAGCACAGAATACATTCAATTGAACAAAGCATATAGAGACAGTGAACTTTTAAAGGAGCAAGCATGAAGTCATGGCATGAATACACAGAAGAGGGAATCAATGAGCTTGCACAGAATGCCCTAGATCAAGCTTGCAAGAGCATTCAAGATGAACTCAGACAAGAAGATGGTGGCTTTGCTGGGGTTTATTTCAGCGGAGACAAGGGAGAGCAGATTCTTGCAATCTTGAGACAGTATGCAAGAGAAGAGATTCAATTCATGCAATCATTATTCGAGGATCAAGCATGAAGCCAGACCAATTCTTTGCCTTGCATGAGCTTGCTGGTCTGAAGATGGGTAGCAAAGCCAGCAGAGGAGCTTATGCGGTACTTGTGCAAGGCATGAAGCAGACAGAAGCTTCTCGGTTCATAGAATGCGCCCAAAGTACCATCAGCGCATCAGTCAACAAGATCAAGAATGCCCAGAGACTAGCGAACAAGGGGGCAATCAGGTACTGACAGCCAGCAAAGCCACTTAGAAGACCCTTCGGGGTCTTTTTTCATGTCTGTGCATAATCAGAGCATGGAAACAATCAAGCTCCCTAAAAAGCCAAGAATACTCAAAAAAGAGCAAGCTCCCGATATGCGCCAGTTTGCAGTAGTGCCAATTAGAGCAATCACAGACCGCAATCTCTCAGAGATGCAATTAAGAACATTGCTCATGTTCTGCGCTTATAGCAATCGAGGCGGTCTTACATGGGTTGGACTAAAGAAGATTGCAGAGCATTTTGGATTGACTATGAACACCGCAGCAATCCATACTAGACAATTGATTAAAAAGGGTTATATAAGAGTTCTCTATCATGGATACAAAGGAGAGAGAGCGCATACAAGACAGATTGTCTACAAGGAGGACATGAAGCTGGAGGACATCATAGCAATTGCTGGTGAATCAGCTCCATATCTTCAAGAGAATCAACCAGTTACATCAGGAGCAAAGGGAGAAGACATGAATAAGAGAAGCAAAAAAGTATCTATCAAGAGTGATAGCAAACTGGAATCAATGCAGCCAGGCTATCAACTAGTGATTAGCGATAGAGAAAGTCAATTAGAAGCAATTAGGAAAGCAGTAGGTAATGAGCTTTTCAGCATTGCAGAGCAAGAAGCTGGCAAGAATGCAACACTTGCAGACATCGAGCGCATACTGGCAAAGATGCTTGCTTAAGTACACAATAGCCCTGGTTGGTTAACATAATGGACATTGTATAAAGCGGGTGTTACTACAGTTTGACCCTAGTCATTAGGTACATTTAGCACACACCGCCAGCAGAGCGCAGTAATACTACAGCACTAAAGACGACCCTTTGCCCCCCCACCCGCTGGCTGTATCGAGGGGGGCCTGACTGAATTTTTCCCTGTTTTTTAGCTTGGCGGCTAATTGCTGAGGCTAGCAGAGGTACTTGTTGGCTTGAGGCAGCTATGAAATTCTGGACAAATATTCCCCAACCCATGCTAATAAGCAAGAGTTAGGGATTTGCTGGGAAGCTTAATCGGCTCTCGGGTCGCTGATGTTGCTTCTGGCTTGAGTAAGGCTGATCCTCAAGATATCTATCAGGTTTGGACTCAGGCAGTCCTTTGCTTAACAATGCCCTGATAGCCACTGAATACTGTTTGCACCGTGTACCGTCACATTGAAGAACGGATTGGAGTTGGCATCCAAGCCAGCACATGTAATCAGCAGTCCTCCTGCACGGGAACCTTAGCGGTCTTCTGTGTTCCAAGTACTGTTGTCAGCCAGAACGTCCAAGTGGTTATCTAGGGACTACATCTATCCAAGGCTACGACACCTTGAAGACTTGATTTCCTACCCAGAATACTGATGCCACCAATCACCGATAGACTCTGACAAAGATGCTCTTTCAAGCATGGCTCAACTATGCCACAAATAATTGTTGTCTGCAATGATCGCACTGTGATAGCATAGATTCGCACTTCAAAAAGGAGATAACAGATGGAAGCTGCTAAAGCAGGTGGTAGCCTGCGTAAAAATACCAAGAAAGAAAAAGATTCACAACCTGATCTCACAGGAAAGTGGACAGACCAATCTGGTCAACAGTACTGGTTGTCGGCATGGCGCAATGTTGATGACAAGACTGGCAACGTCTGGTTCAGCTTGAAGCTTGGCGCTCCTGTTGAACAACAATCTGGCGGTTACGAATCCAAGAAGCCTGCTCTTGTACAGAAACCTGTATCTAAGAGCTTTGCTGATATGGATGACGACATCCCTTTCTGATCAACTTGGAGACTCACATGAAAAAAGCTTTGATTGGCATCTGGTTAGTTGCCTCTACTTTCACCGTCTGGGCATCTTGCGTGACCCATACCTATTCTTCTAATGGTAGATACGTCACTTGCACCACTTGCTGTTATGGCAACAACTGCAATACCAACTGCTATTGATGGTTGAAAAGGTAGAGAAGAAGACAAACGGCACTTACCCCTCCGTAAAAGGATGGGGTGGTGTTCGTAATGTCGTCCAGCGTATTGAACGCTCACAAACAATCGTTGCCAACCGTGAAGCTGTGGCTTATAGCCTACTCACCATGGCTAACACCAAGATCACTGACATCATGGAGTGGGATGACTCTGGCAATGTGCGAGTCAAAGCCAGCTCCAAGATTCCCGAACATGCACTGCAATCAATCAAGAAGATCAGCCAACGAGTAGACAAAGAAGGCAATGCAGTCATTGACATTGAACTGTTTGACAAGGTTCAAGTGCTGCGTATTCTGGCTAAAGCTTCTGGTTTGCTCGATACCCCAGATGATGGACAAAAACCGTCTGTCATTGGCATCAATATGAAAGCACCCGATGTGCAGGACATTGAATGACAAAACATAAAGAGCAGAGTTCCAAGGCAGTGCCGATGGCTGGCATTGATTTGGACTTCAGCAAGTCGCCTGTAATCTACGACTTCATCCAGAACAACGACTTTGTCCAAGGAATCATGGGGCCAGTTGGCAGTGGCAAGTCTTATGGCTGCGCTGCCAAGATCATGGTCAAGGCTGTCCAGCAAGCGCCCAGTCCTGTTGACGGAATCAGGTACTCACGCTGGGCTGTGGTCAGGAATAGCTACCCCATGCTCAAGACCACCACCATTAAAACGTGGTTGGATCTGTTTCCAGAAGGCACATTTGGCCCAATGCTGTGGACACCACCCATTACCCACCACATCCGACTGCCTGCTCGTGGGGATGCCGCTGGTATTGACTGCGAAGTGATCTTCTTGGCTCTTGACCAACCCAAAGATGTCCGAAAACTGCTGTCATTGGAGTTGACTGGCGCTTGGGTGAATGAGGCAAGGGAGTTGCCCAAGGCTGTAATTGACGGATTGACCCACCGTGTTGGACGATACCCAACTAAGCGGGATGGCGGTGCATCTTGGTCTGGCATCTGGATGGACACCAACCCCATGGATGATGACCACTGGTGGCATCGCATGGCAGAGAAGGAAAAGCTGACAGGCAAGTTTGCTTGGAAGTTCTGGAGACAGCCAGGCGGCGTGACCGAGGTCAACAGCGATGATCTGCCTGAGTTCCCAGAGGCCAATGATCACATTTTCAGTGCTGGCAAGTGGTGGAAGATCAACCCAAAAGCCGAAAACATCAACAATCTACCCGCTGGCTACTACCTCCAGATGCTGGGCGGCAAGAATCTAGACTGGATCAAGTGCTATGCGGGTGGCGAGTACACCTACGTCCAAGAAGGTAGACCAGTCTGGCCTGAGTACGAAGACAGCACCATGTCTGGAGACACCGAAATCGACATGACCGTGCCGATCCAAGTGGGTCTTGACTTTGGTTTGACCCCAGCAGCCACCATTGGACAGCGTTTGCCCAACGGAAGATGGATCATCCACCAAGAAATTGTCACTTTTGACATGGGTTTGGAGCGGTTCGGCACTCAATTGCTGGCTGAACTAAACGCCAGATACCCTAATCACCAAGTAATGATCTGGGGTGACCCCGCTGGTATGGCACGAGATGCTATCTACGAGGTAACAGCCTTTGATTTCCTGCGAACCCTTGGCCTAAAAGCCCAGCCAACTGCTAGCAACGACTTCAAAGTGCGCCGAGAAGCATCTGCCGCACCCATGCAAAGGCTGATAAATGGCAAACCTGGGCTGATTGTCAACCGAGAATGCAAGCTTTTACGCAAGGCGCTAGCAGGTGGATATCACTTTAAGCGCATCGCTGTCGGCGCAGGCCACGAGCGGTTCCGAGATGCGCCAAACAAGAATGAACACTCGCACATTGGTGATTCCTTTGGATATTTGATGCTGGGCGGGGGTGAATACAACCGCATGACCCGCAGTCCAACCTACGGCGCACGACCCTTGGGTCAGCTCATGAACGCCAATACCGACTTTGATGTGTTCTCATAAGCTATCAGATTGATAGCATAGTATTGCTTTTGGTCATGGAGCGCATAGAATCGCCTCATGGATGACCTGATCAAGCATTTTTTCTCTGATGGCTTGTATGCCAAGGAGATCCGCATACCAGAAAATCACTGTGCTACTCAGCACAAGCATACCTACGACCACATGAGCATTTTGGCTGAAGGTTGTGTTGTGGTAAAAGTCGATGGGGTCGAAACTGAGTACCATGCGCCAGCTTGCATCAACATTGAAGCTGGCAAGAACCATGAAATCATTGGGGTGACGGACAGTGTGTGGTATTGCATCCATGCCACTGCCGAAACTGATGTTGAAAAAATTGACGAAGTCTTAATAAGGAGTTAACCATGCCATTAATTGCATTAGCTATCGTTGGAGGAAGCATTTACACAGCAGGTGAATCTAGAAAAGCTAGACGAAGTGCAGAACGCAACCAAGAAAAAGCATTGATGCAACAGCAAGCTGATGCTGAAGCTATGCGGGCTGAGCTGGCAAAGCAAACAACTGAATACGCCAAGCAAGGCGCTTCACTTGAGCAGCAAGCCAAACTTGCTAGAGATCAGTTTAATGCGGCTCAGTTGCAATACGGCGAAAACAAAGCCGCCATGGAAACAAAAGCTAAGGAAGTGCAAGCCGCTGCTGAAGAAGAACGCCGCAAAGCCGCCGCTTCTGAAGCATCTGCACTGAAAGCTCGCACTCGTGGTGGTCGCCGCTCCCTGTTATCTAAAGAGCGCATGGATTCTGAGCTTGGTCTTGGCATGACTACCCTTGGCTCTGGAATGACGGTGCAGTAATGGCTACCAGTTACCAGAAAAAAAGGGCTGTACGCCGTGCTACGTCAGACATCGATCGTCTGGCTAAACAATACCAGCAAGAAATCGCTGGCATCACTGGTGAATACGAAAGCCAGTTCTCTGAATACTCCGCTCAAGCCGCTGAAAAAGAAAGCGTATTTAATGTAGCCAAGAAAGCATACGACACCAAGTATGGCTCCTACCTAGATCAGCTCTCTGCCTACAACGAAGGCATGACCAAGTATTCAAGTGAGATTACTAAATATTTGGATAAAGTTGCCGCTACCCAAGAGCGGGTAATGGAACTGCCAAGAGACAAATATGGAAAAATTTATTTTGAAACAAATGGAAAACGAATTGGTCTGACCGAGTTAACTGACAACGCAAAAAACTATGGCTTTGAATATGTGGTTGGGCCATATGAAGCTGGTTTTCGAGGCACAAGCAAAGTAATTGCCAAGCCATTGATGACAGACAAAGAGCCAGTTGCACCAACATCACCTGGTAAGTTCACTGAACCAGCACCAGAGATCCCAAACATTGGTGAGTTTGACTCTTCACAGTTCGAAGCACGAAAAACTCAAGCAGAACAAACACTCAAGCGTGAAGTTGGTGAGCGCCGTGCTGCCAAGCTGGGTGCTGTATCTCGCAAAGCCACACGCCCACTACTTGGAGGAGCGACACCATGAAAGAAGTATGGGACAAGCCAAGACCAAAAGACTTGGGTAAGTCAAAGCCGCTCTCTCCAGTAGAAAAACGCAACGCCATGCGCCGTGCTGCCAAGTCTGGTAGACCATATCCCAACTTGGTGGACAACATGGCGGCGGCAAAGGACAACAAGTGAGCAAGTACGAAGACCCAGAAGGTGGATTGACGGAAGCTGGACGGCGCAAGTTTGAGCGTTCTGGTGAAAGCAAGAATCTGCAAGCTGGTGTCAAAGAGTCTTCGCCAAGCGGTGAGAAAGCTAGACGCAAAGGCTCTTTCTTGACTCGCTTCTACACCAACCCAAGTGGGCCACTGGTGGATGACAACGGAAAGCCAACCAGATTGGCGCTAGCAGCAAACGCTTGGGGTGAACCAGTGCCACGCACCGCCGCATCTGCGGCAAGACTGGCGGCAAAGGGTCGCAGTTTGTTGAGCAAATACAAGATGGAAGACGAGGACTGAACCATGAAAGACAGCAAGACAAAAATGCAAGACAAGGTCGCCAAGGTCATGCGTGAGTACAAAGCTGGCAAGCTCAAAAGCTCCAGTGGCGACAAGGTAACCAACCAAAAGCAGGCTGTGGCTATTGCCATGTCTGAAGCTGGCATGAAACAGAAGAGCAAATAATGGCAACCCTGTTAGTTAATCGTGAGTCACAAAACCAGAAGGCGCAGTTTGTTGCGCTGACCCACAAGAACAACGATGGGGAGCAAGTAATTGCTGGCGCTGATGCGCCTGTAATCATGGTTGACGTTAACCACCAGCGCAACCATGATGGTCGTGGTTATTTTGCGTACAAGCTTGCGCCTGACTCAGCACCATTGGCAGACAATGCAAGCATCAACATTGTGTTGGCTTCACCATCTGGCGTGTTTCCACATTTGACTGTGGAAGCAATGTGTCTTGGAAACGCAGAGCTGTACATCTATGAAGGCGCATCTACCACTGGTGGAACAGCATTCACGCCAATCAACCGCAACCGCAACTACGCCGTCAGCAATCCAAGCCAAATAGCAATGGTGATCAACCCAACAGTTACATCAGTTGGTACAGAGATTGATGCACAGATTATTCCTGGAGGTTCTGGCAAGAAGTCTGGTGGTGGTACTGCTGGCTCATTGGAATATGTACTGAAGCCATTGACAAACTACTTGTTCCGTTTGACAAACGTGAATGGCACAAGTCATGCCGCATCTATGACGTTGGAATGGTACGAATAAAGGGAAATCATGGAATACGATAAAAAAGCACCAGGCGGTATGCGCCTCAGTCCTGAGCAAATCTTGAAGCGCCAGCAGATAGCGCAGACAAAGAAGGACGAATTCCAGCAACTCTATCAAGATGCATATGAGTTTGCCTTGCCCCAGCGCCAGCTATACGGTGTTTGGGAAGGCGGCGCTGTTGGCTCCAAGAAAATGCAACGTGTCTTTGACTCTACTGCTATCAACTCTACCCAGCGGTTTGCCAATCGCTTGCAGTCTGTCGTGTTTCCACCTCAGCGCAAGTGGGCCAAGCTAGAAGCTGGTAGCCAGATTCCGTTTGAGAAGAAAGCTCAGGCTCAGGCTATCTTTGACCAGTACTCAGATGAGATGTTCACCGTCCTCAAGCAGTCAAACTTTGACATTGCTATCGGTGAATTCTTGCTGGACTTGGCTGTGGGTACAGCCTGCATGATGGTTCAGCCTGGTGACGATGTCAATCCAATCAACTTCATCCCTGTGCCACTGTTCTTGGTGAGCTACGAAGAGGGTGCAAATGGTCAGGTGGACAACGTCTACCGCCGTATGCGTATGAAGGGCGAGGCTATCCAGCGCCAGTGGCCTGATGCCGAGATCCCAGAAGAGATGGCTAGACGCATTGAAAACAAGCCAACAGATGAGATCGAGTTGTTGGAGGCCACCATCTATGACGCAAACCGTGGTGACTATTGCTACCATGTGATTGACCGTGTCAGCAAGAACGAGATTGTCTACCGCCGCCGCAAGATGTCTCCATGGGTGATCAGCCGTTACATGAAGGTGGCTGGTGAGATCTATGGTCGTGGGCCATTGATTACTGCCCTGCCCGACATCAAGACGCTGAACAAGACCAAAGAGTTGTTGCTCAAGAACGCATCCTTGGCTGTGGCTGGCGTATATACAGCGGCAGACGATGGCGTGTTGAACCCCAACACCGTCAAGATTGTCCCTGGTGCGATCATCCCAGTGGCTCGAAACGGTGGGCCACAAGGCGCTGCCCTGCAACCATTGCCACGATCAGGCGACTTCAACGTCAGCCAGTTGATCATCAATGACATGGTGCAGAACATCAAGCGCATCTTGCTGGATGAATCGTTGCCACCAGACAACATGAGCGCCAGATCTGCCACTGAGATCGTGGAACGCATGAAGGAACTGGCTCAGAACTTGGGTTCAGCCTTTGGTCGTCTGATCAATGAAACCATGATCCCGCTGGTTGCCAAGATCCTAGAGGTCATGGACGAGCGTGGACTGATTGACATGCCTTTGCGGGTCAATGGGTTGGAGGTCAAGGTTGTGCCTGTGGCTCCATTGGCTATGGCGCAAAACATGGAAGAGGTCAACTCCATCATGCAGTTCATGCAAATCGCCCAAGGACTGGGTACAGATGGTCAGTTGGCTATCAAGAACGATGTGCTGGTTGACTACTTGGCTGACAAGCTGGGTGTGCCAGCGGCTGTCAGGAACACAGCGGCTGAACGTGCTGTGCTGATGGAAGACATGCAAGCGCAACAAATGCAACAGGCTATGGCTATGCAACAACAGATGGCAATGCAGGCTCAGGGAGCCTTGCCAGCGCCAGCAGGGGCAGCTTAATGTCTTGGGAAGAGCTAGAGGCCATAGGCCAGCCTACCGATGTCAGGGAAGTCGAGCAAAAGAGGGAAGACCTTGCCAGACTTACCCTGCGTGTCTTTGGCACTGAGGACGGCTTAAAGCTGCTCCAGTGGCTCAAGGATATGTATGTGAATGTGCCTGTTGCCGTGCCAGGTACTGACTCTTCACACGCCTACTTTGCCGAAGGGCAGAGGACGGTGGTGAGGGAAATTGAAGCACGAATTAACCAAGCGAGGAAAATTTGACCACTGAAGCAACAACTGACCAACCCGCATCCAGCGGCCTATTGGACAATGTGCAAGTGACTGATGAAAGCACTCCATCAAACCCACAAGCCGTAGAGATTAACCACCGATCTGACACCACTGCGGCAACCAGTACAGCCCCTACAGGCGGTGATGAACCCCTAGAGCGGCCTGACTTCTGGCCTGAGAACTTCTGGAAGAAAGACTCCAACGAGCCTGATCTGGAAGGTATTGCCAAAAGCTGGTCAGACTTGCGTAAGCAAATCAGCCAAGGCAAGCACAAAGCGCCAGCAGATGGAAAGTACGATACCAAAGCCTTTGGCGACAATGCTGAAGACAACCCCATGGCTAGTACCCTGACCAACTGGGCAAAGGACAATGGGCTGTCTCAGGCGGCTTTTGACGACTTGGTCAACAACCTACAGACTCAGGCTCAAGAGATCATGGGCGGGGATATGGTAGACCCAGCACAGGAACTTAAAGCTCTTGGCCCCAATGGGAAAGCCATGGTGGACGGCATGGTGAACTGGGCTAGAGGACTGGTTAACAAGGGAGTCTGGTCACCAGATGACTTTGAAGAGTTCAAGATCATGGGTGGTACAGCTAGGGGTATCCGTGCCTTAATGAAGGTTCGGGAGTCTTACGAAGGTCGAATCCCAATTGATTCAGCCCCTCTGCCTGGTGCAGCTTCTAAGGATGAGCTGTACCAAATGGTGCAAGATCCTAAGTACAAGACTGACCCTGCATACCGCCAGAAGGTCGAGAAGATGTTTCAAGCAACATTCCGATAAGATCTCCAAGGCAAGCAGTTGCCCTTTGCCCCTACTTGCGTGGGGGCTTTTTTTCGCCTATACTCAACCCCGTCAAGCGTAACGGCACGACACCTAAAGCCCTTTGGCTCTAGCTTTCTATCCCTTATTTTGGGGACACGCCGTTACGTGGAAAGCTGGAACCAGAGGGTTTTTGCTTTCCCGACTCGGGAACTATGCGGCACGTCGGTGGTAGAACCTTAAATAACCCTGTTACACGAGCAAGCCAGAGCGGGGATGGTGGGCTAAGAATAGAGCCAGGTGGTAGGTCAGCAATGACTGCAAGTCTGTTCAGTGTGATGCGATGGCATGGCTCCGTAGGGCATACATCGAAGCACAGGCGAACTGTTGGTTTTGACCACGGTAAGGCTGTGCTTTGCTCAAACATTCACCATAGGGCATTTATATGAAGCAACAGATCAGAAGTCTAGAAGCAAGATCTAGGAAGTTGTCTCTGAAAGCTAAGATGGATAACCTGTCTGACAATGAGATTGCTTTGAGACTGAGAAAGTCTTCTGATGGATTCCTAAGATCAAAAGAATGGAAAGAACTAAGGCTTAAAGCTTTAGAGTTATATGGATTAGTGTGTATGCAATGTGGAAGGGATAACTCTAGGGAGTACCCAATCAATGTTGATCACATAAAGCCTCGCAAGTTCTTTCCTGAGCTTTCCTTGGATATAACCAATCTTCAACCTATGTGCGGCCCTTGTAATAAGAAAAAGGGAAATAAGTACAAAATGTGTTGACAGGTGTTAAGAACTGATATATATAATGTAAGCATAGGCATATCTGGTAACAGACCCTTAACCGCAGTGGATGCTGTAGATTGGCTGGCTTAACCAGCAAGCATTCGGCCCTGACTCTCAGGCTTACCGTGGCGAGAACCCTGATCAATTAACTAAACGAGGTATCCAAATGAGCGTTTCTCTTTCCAACGCCTTTGTTACTCTGTTCGATGCGGAAGTCAAGCAAGCTTACCAAGGTAAGGCAATGCTGGTTCCAGCGGTTCGCCAGCGTCGAGGAGTCGAAGGTTCAACTGTTAAGTTCCCTAAAGTGGGTCGTGGTGTTGCCACTGCTCGTGTTCCCCAAACTGATGTCACCCCTCTGAACGTAGCATTCAGCACCGTCACTTGTACGTTGGCTGATTTCAATGCTGCTGAGTACAGCGACATCTTCTCTCAAGCTAAAGTCAACTTTGACGAGCGCCAAGAATTGGTGCAAGTTGTTGCTGGCGCTATGGGTCGCCGTCAAGACCAGATGATTCTGGACGCATTGGGCGCTTCCAGCACCAGCTTGACTGTTGCTAACAGCATTGGTGGTTCAACCACCAACATGAACGTAGCCAAGCTGCGTGAAGCCAAGCGTTTGTTGGACAAAGGTAATGTGCCACCTGATGGTCGCAATATCATCATCCACGCAAATGGCTTGTCCAACTTGCTGTCTGAAACCAGCGTTACCAGCTCCGACTTCAACAGTGTGAAAGCATTGGTGCAAGGCGACATCAACACATTCTTGGGATTCACATTCCATGTGTTGGGTGACCGCTCTGAAGGTGGCTTGGCAATTGACGGTTCTTTGGATCGTACTTGCTTTGCATTCCACAAGGATGCAGTTGGCTACGCCGAAGGTCTTGCCATGCGTACTGAGATCAACTACATCGCTGAGAAGACTTCTTGGTTGGTGAATGAGGTTTTCAGTGCTGGCGCTATCGCCATTGACGATGAAGGTATCGTCAAGATCACCTGCCGTGAAACTTAATCTAGGAGAACAACATGGCATTTTCAGCTACAGGCTTTAACACAATCGGCGGTCAATCCAAGGCTGGCAACGCTCCTGCAATCTATACCTACTCTAGTGCTGACGCTCAAAGCGTTATCCGTGCTTCTGGGTATTTCAATGCAGTGGCTTCCATCCTCAAGGTTGGCGACTTGATCTTCTGCTACTCGGCAACTGGTGGCACTCCTGTAATGTCTACCGCTTATGTGAATTCAAACACAGGTACTGTGGTTGACATCACTGACGGTGTGACCGTTACTGCAACTGATACTGATTAATCAGTAGTCAACTGAGTAGGCCATCTTCTGGGGATTCTCGGAGGATGGCCTTTTTTACATTGAGAGGTTCAAATGGCAGCAGGCGACACAGGAATTTCAATTTGCTCAGATGCATTGATCATGCTGGGAGCCAAGGCTATTACGTCTTTCAATGATGGTACTGACGAGTCCAGCACTTGTGACCGTCTGTATAGCGACATCCGAGATTCCACGCTGGCTACCTATCCGTGGACATTCAGCACTAAAAAGATTCAACTGGCGCAGTTGTTGACAGCACCTACTTCCGTGTGGAAGTACCAGTACCAATTGCCTGGTGACAAGATCTCCAACCCTCGTGCTGTGTACAACTCAGCCACCCCTAGCAGTCCAGTGCAAAAGGACTGGGAGATCCAAGGCGATGTCTTGTTGACCAACTTGACCAGCGTCTACATTGACTACCAGTACAGCGTTGGCGAGTTTGCCATGCCGCAGTACTTTGTCCAACTGCTCAAGTACATGATGTCTTGGCACTTGGCAATGCCCATTACCGAACAAACAGACAAAGCCCAGTACTGGCAACGTGTTGCCGTTGGCGATATTTCAGAGAATGGTCGTGGCGGGTACTTCCGCACAGCCATGCAGATTGACGGACAGAACAACCCAGTGCGGGTGATCGAAGATTATTCTCTTATTGCTGTGAGGAACTGATGGCACGTTTTGTTGACGTAACCACAAACTTCTCCACAGGAGAGCTTGATCCTTTGCTCCGTGCAAGGGTTGACCTTGCTACCTATGCCAATGCGCTTGCAAAGGCCACAAACGTCCTTATCCAACCCCAAGGTGGCCTGCGCCGTAGACCAGGCTTAAAACACATCCTAGAGCTTCCAAACAGCAGTACCCCATCTGCTGGCAATGGTGTGCGCTTGGTTCCGTTCCAGTTCTCTGTGGACGACAGCTACATGCTGTGCTTTACCCACCAGCGCATGTACGTCATCAAGGCTGGCGCTGTGATTGCCAACATCAATGGCACTGGCAACAACTACCTGACCACCACCGTCACATCCAGCATGGTTGATGACATGTGCTGGACTCAGTCTGCTGACACGCTGATCGTTGTCCACCCAGACTTACAGCCAGTCAAGATTGTGCGTGGTGCTTCAGATTCTTTGTGGACAGCAACATCAATCACGTTTGACAGCATCCCAAAATATGCTTTCACGATAACCACCACCAACCCAGCAGCGACACTGACACCCAGCGCCGTGTCTGGCAATATTACTTTGACGGCATCTGCTAGCGTCTTTACCGCAGGCAGTGTCAACCAGTACGTCAACGTGTCGCCACAGGGTCGGGCAAGGATCATTGCCTACACCAGCGGAACCGTGGTTAGCGCCATTACAGAATACCCATTCTTTAGCACCGCAGCAGTTGCAAGTGCTAGTTGGGAGTATGAGTCTGGCTATGAAGATGTGTGGTCGTCTGGCAAGGGCTGGCCTCGCACCGTTACTTTCCATGAAGGTCGCCTGTATTTTGGTGGCTCCAAGTCTCGTCCATCTACCATCTGGGGTAGCAAGATTGCGTTGTTCTTTGACTTTGCTCCAACAGAGTCATTGGACGATGATGCGGTTGAAGCCACGCTGGACACCAATGATTTGAACGTCATTACTGACATCATCAGTTCTCGTGACTTCCAAGTGTTCACCACTGGCGGTGAGTTCTATGTGCCACAAGCTGGCACTGACCCGATCACACCACTGACATTCACATTCAAGAACGTCAGCAGAAACGGAATCAAACCTGGCACTCGTGTGCAATCTGTGGACTCTGGCTCTGTGTATATACAGCGCCAAGGTAAGTCGCTCAATGAGTTTGTGTTCTCTGACACCCAGTTGACGTACATCACCCAGCGCATCTCGCTGTTCTCAGGTCACTTACTGAAGAACCCAGAGCGTATTGCGTTGCGCCGTGCGTCCAGCACTGAGGACGCTGACTTGCTGTTGATGACCAATACGCAAGATGGCAGTATGGCGGCATTCAGTGTCATGCGCTCACAGCAAGTAACCAGCCCATCTGAGTTCACAACCGATGGCAGATTCTTAGATGTTGGCGTAGATATCACCAACATATACACAGTTACCAAGCGCACATTCAACTCGGTTGACAGGTATTTCGTTGAGTTGTTCACAGACACTCTGTTTACAGATTGTGCGTTCATTGGTGGTGCAGCGGCAAGCGCCAGCAGTTTGCCTCACATTGGCAAGGCGCTGAACGTGATCACTGATGGCGTGGTGCAGTTTAATGAGACTGTCAGCGGTGGCGGCTCCGTGACGTTTGACCGTGCTAGCACCACATCGTATGAGGTTGGATTGCCAATCACTGTGTACGTCAAGACAATGCCTGTTGAGGTCAAGTTGCAAACTGGCTCTCGTTTGTCGTTCAAGAAGCGCATTGTGGAGATCAGCCCAATCGTGAAAGACACACAGCACTTGATCATCAACAACCAGCCAGTGGCTTTTAGGTTGTTTGACAATCCATTGCTTGATGACCCTGAGCCAACCTTTACTGGAGTTAAGCGTGTGAACGGCGTACTTGGCTACAGTAGAGAACAATCCATTGAAGTACAGCAAAATCTGCCCTTGAAAATGACCTTGCTTGGCTTGGACTACAGGGTTGCAGTACATCCAGGGACATAAAAAATGGCAACAAGTTACGACGCAGCAGCAGGATTTATCAGCGCCTATGGGCAATCAGAAGCCCAGAAAGCTGCCGCCATCAATCAGCAGACTGGCTACATGGTGCAGGCTAGGGACAACCTTGCCATTGCCAGTGTCCGTGCAGACATGGACAACCAGTACGCAGAGATCCAAGCTGGTCGGATGCTCAAGAAGGCAGAGATTGAAGCTCAGAACTACACCATTGCTGGTAACTCACTGCTCAAGAATCTGCGGTCAGCCAATGCTTCTATGAGAGCAAGAGCGGCGGCAAGCGGTGTTGTTGTCGGTGAAGGCTCCGTTGCGGCTGTTGCTCGTGAGAACGTAGCGGCAACCATGCGTGACGTTGGCATTGCCGACTTGAATGCGTTGACAGCCAAGGTGCTTGGCTTTGAAGATGCCAGCGCATTGGTGCAGTCCACCCAGTACCAGACATTCTTGAACAACTTTACCGCACAGCGCCAAGCTGGTCAGTACGAGATGGCGGCTTCTGCTGCTCGTCAGCAAGGCAATCTGTTGTCTGGATATACATTGGCAAAAGGCGCAATGGACTTTGCTAAGACCTATACGCCATCAACACCTAAGAAAGTAAAGTGATGGCTACAAGAATTGAATCAGGACAGATCCAACTGCGTAGTGCTGGTAATGTGCCAATGCAACAGATCCAGCCACAGGCTGTTGACCAGATTGGCTTTAGAGCGCAAGCACAAACGGCTGGAACATTAGGCCAGATTCTTGATCGCATGAGCGGCACGTTGTTTGAACAGGCTGGCAAGAAAGCCCAAGAGCAAGCACTGACAGACTATTTTGAGAACTACCGTGTAACCGACAAGCAGATTGAAGATGCAAAGAATGGCATCCCTGTTGACTTCTCCTTGGGCAAAGGATTCAGCATCTACGACATTGCTTTGCAAAAGGCTCGCAGCTATGAGTTGTCTGGTCGCTTTGAGGTAGAGGCAAAGAACGAACACAACAAGGTCTATGACCAGCTTGTGAATAACGAGATCTCTGTCAAAGACGCTGCCACCAAAATGAAGAGTGTGACCGATGGTTTCACTCGTGCGCTTGGCAAAGAAGATGGTGAAGCTGCGCTGAAGTTTGTCAGCTCAATGGGCATGTATGCAAGCACCATCATGTCCAAAGGCTTTGAGCTTGAAGCCAAGCGTAAGCGTGAGCAAGACATGGTGATGTTGGAGCAAGCCTTGAACAATGAAATCAAGATGCTTCAGCCTATGTTGGAAGAGCCATTGGAAGTTGATGACAATGGTAAACCACGTTCGCCAAATGTAAAAATTCAAGCAAAAAGATTACAGCTTGGACAATTTGCCACAGCTATTGGAGGTCTTGAGCGTGGCAATGCTTTGCAAGCAGAATATGACAAAGCTGTTCGCCAGGCAAAAATTGATGTGGTGACAAAAATTGTCACATCAGATCAGTACTTGGCAAGCCCAACACAAACACTTGATGCAATCCGCAAAGGACAGCTTGGTAACAAGACTCACATCTTGCAAGACTTGATCGCAACGGATCTGAAAGCTGTTGAAGAAGTTTCAAAGAACTACATGCAGGCATTGGCTGACCGCCGCACATTGAATGACGATGTCCAGAAAGAAGATAAGCGCCGCAAAGAAGCAGATGCCAATACTCTGATGATTGAGTTTCATCAGAAGAATACGTCAATGAAGCGCAAGGAAGACATTGCCCTGCAAGTGGCAAAGATGGGCATCTTCTCGTTAGAACAATTGGACAAGTACTTGAGTCCTGAGCAAAAGGATGGCGACCCATATGCGTATGCCAACATTGAGACACGCATTGTGTTTGGCGACATCACAGATCCAGCAGAACTGAAGCGTGTTGCAATGCGGTCTGGCATGAGTGGTCAGCAATATACCCGACTGAACAGTAAGTTGCTGGAAGGATATAACAAAGACCAAGCAGATGCCGCTCGCTATTTGCGCCGTGTGTCTGGTGTGCCTGATGTTGTCAGTTTGTTTTCAAGCGAAGGAGACGAACACAAAATCAAAAAGAATGAACGTCTTAATGATATTTATGAGTCTGAAGTAAATGCATTTAGACAAACCAATCCTGGTGTGCCAATCCCATACAAGCAAATTGCTCGTAGTGCAGAGGAAACATACAACACTACTGACCGTGCTGATGCTAACAAAACAAAAGCCCGCAATGAAATCAAAAATGTGATTAACGATATGGTTAAGGAAAATAAATTGCCTGCTGTCATTGTCATTGACGAAAGCACAAACATTGACGACTTGGTTAAAAAATATAAGTTTACTGAACCAAATGATAATATTTCTTCATTGCGTCAACAACAAAAAATATTGCGTGGTAAATGATGGCAACAAAACTTGAACAATCATTGATCGACAACTACTTGAACGCAACGTATCCACCGTTGCCTCAAAAGCTTGAGCAAGCGCCTGACTCTATGCAAGCCACACCTCGCAATAAATACCAAGATGCGCTTGGTGCTATTGGCACAGCTATTCAAACTGGTGCAGATGCTGTTGATTTCAACATAATTGGATTTCCAAATGTTGGATATCTGACGTTGAAGGATTTGACTGTTGGCGATCTTGGTCGTGTGCTTGAGCAAATCAGCTATGGAGAATATCCAATTGAAGGTGCTGGCGGTATTGGCGGTACATCCAAGCTGAAGATGGAAGACACACTTGAGCTATTGAATGCAGTTCCTGTTGTTGGCGCTGCTAGTAAGTTGGTAATTAAGGGTGGAAAAAAGGTTGTAGAAAAAGTTGGCGAAGCTGTCATGGGGAATAAATAATGGCAAACGAATCTCTTGATCAGCGTCTAAGTCAAATCATGCCTGCTGAGGCAGAGCAACAATTGCCTGCTGATCTGCCTCGTGCTGATGTAGAACTTGCTGATGCTGGTGACGACACCACAATCCAAGTCGCTGGTCTTGGCGACAAGATCATCAAAGGGTTGACCAAGGTTGTCACAGACTTTGGTAACCCAGCAGGTAGCAAAATTGAAAAGGCTGCGGCTGAAAAGAATCTGTTGCAAGAGAGCGAGAAGGTAATCACGCCATCGCCTACTCCAGCGGGGACTCCTGCGCCTATCCCTGCTACACCAAAGCCACGCAAAGCTAAGGCGGCTCCAACACCAGCGGCAAAGCTTGAAGAGTTGCCAAAGCAATTAGAAGTCTTTGAGGCAAAGATTGAGACTGCACCTGTTACTGGCAAACCACCAGACACGCTGATCAATGTCGAGCGCATTGATGGCCCTGATGATTTCAAGCAGACTGTCAACGCATTGTCTGACGCAACAGGCATCAAAGTTGACAAAATGACATGGGAAGAAACATTGGCTGCGGCTAAGGAAAAGGGCTTTGGCTCTGACATTCTTGCTGATCTACAGTCAATGAAAGAACAATACAACGAAATTCCTGTTGACTTACTCCGTCTGCGTCTTGCCACTTACCAAAGCATGACCGATTTTTATACTTTGGCACGACAGGCATATCTGAACCCTGATGACACAGTATTGCAAGCCAAACTGTTGCGGCAGTTAAATTTGCAGGGCGCTGTTCAAGATGCTTATATTTTGTCTCGTACTCGATCTGCACAAGGTACTGCTGTTGGTCGTATGCAGATCACTGAAGGCAAAGCTTCTGGCATCATGGATGAAGCTGGCAACGTCAAGATTCCATCTATTAATGATGCTGAGATGAAAAAGATGTTGGCAGATCCAAATGTGACTGACAACTTGAAGTTGATGATTGAGAAGTTTGTGCAATTGACCGATGATGGCGCACGAGAAGGGTTGCTTAACAAGGTAAGCAAGGTTGGACTAATTGGCGACTTATGGGATCGTACTTGGAAAAATGGCTTGCTGTCTGCCACTGGCACTCACGTTGTCAACTTTGCATCAAACACAACCATGCTGGCAAGCACCGTAGCAACACGAGCAATTGCTGGAGGCATCAGTACTACTAAACGTGCTTTTGGCGGTACTGGTGAAGTTGAGCTTGGTGAGGCTGGTGCATTGCTGTCTGGCATGATTCATGGCTTTAGAGATGGCATGAGCCTTAGTTGGCAGGCATTAAAGACTGGTACTACTCGTGAGCAAAGGGCTGGGCAAAGTCTTTTAGATGATGGCGGCATGAAGTTGGAAGGCCAGTACAACATCTTTGATGCACGAGACTATGGCTTTGAAAATGAAGCATTGATTAAAGGTGTTAATTTCCAAGCTAACTTTGTCACATTGCTTGGTGGTCGTCCAATCATGGCAATGGATGAGTTTTTTAAGACAATTGGATATCGTGCTGAATTGACCGCACAGTCATATCGTGCTGGCGCAAAAGCACGGCGTGAGGCTATTGCCAATGGCAAGACAGCAGAAGAAGCCGCACAAATTGAGTTAAAAGTAATGGGCGACACATTGGCTAATCCACCAGCCAACATTGATGAAGCCGCCTCAGACTTTGCCCAAATGATCACATTCAGCCGTAAGCTGACTGGCGCTTCCAAGCAAATACAAGAGCTTGCACAAGATCATCTGATTGGCAGAATTACCATGCCGTTTGTTAAGACTCCGACATGGGTTTTAAGTGAGTCAATGCAACACAGTGGAATGGCGTTCTTGTCCAGCCAGTGGCGCAAAGACATGGCTGCTGGTGGCGCACAGCGTGAACTTGCCATGGCTAAATTTGGCATGGGTTCAACATTAATGATTGGCGTTGGATCATATGTTGCAGATGGTCGCATTACAGGTGGTGGCCCTGGCGACGCTAATTTGCGAAAGATCTATTTAGACAGCGGTTGGAAGCCATACTCATTTGTGTTCCAGCCTGGTGAGTGGGATGCTGAGTTTGTTGAATACCTTAAAACCATGAAGATTGATCCATCCATTGGTAAGGATCAACGGTTGTATGTTCCATTCCGTGGCATTGACCCGCTTGCTGGCCCAATGGCAATGATGGCTGATGCCGTGGAATATGCTCGGTATGAGGACGATGAAGACTTGGTCGCTCAGGCTATTCTTGGTGCAACATGGGGTTTGTATAGCTATGTCGGTCAACAGCCATTTTTGACTGGTATAAGTTCGATTGCTGGCGCTTTCAGCCAAACCATACCCAACCCCAAGCAGGCGTTCAAAGATGCCTTAAATCAGGTTGCAAGCACTGCGGCACAGTATGTCATTGAAGGCTCTCCTCCTGGCATGTTTAGCAGTGCCAGAGCGCAAATCGAGCGTATTGTTGATCCCAACAAGCGTGAGACTGGAGAATCTCCCAACTTGCCTACTGTAATAAAAGGTTGGTATGAAGGTATAAACAAGTCTGTTGCTAAGACTCCGTTCCTGAGCGACTCCTTAGGTAAACAATATGACTACCTTGGTGAAGAGATGATGGACATTGACCCAGCCAATCCATGGTTGGCATCGTCTAGTGGCATCAGATTCTCCACTAGCAAACAACGTCCAGCAGACAAAATCATGATTGAGCTTGGCATGTCTATCAAGAAGCCTAATCGGGCTGTTACTGTTGGCGGTGTCAGCGTCAAGCTGGAGCCAGACGAGTACGAATACATGATGCGTCAGTTTGGCAAGATCACTGACGGTCAGGGCTTGCGGGTGAAGGATGCCATCGTGGAGCGCACCAAAGCGCCAGGCTTTGAAGACATGGATAAGTATGTCAGACAGCAGAATATTGCTGAAGTCTACAGTTCGTTCACGGAAGCGGCAAAGCAGGACTTGATAGCAAACAGCAAGTTTTCTACTGCCATCCAACGCCGCATAGAAACTGCTCAAAACAGGCTTCCAAGGGTAGGCAAATATGCCAAGTAATCGTACAATTTCTAAAAGGATGGACTGATCATGGCGATCCCAATTTCCAACGTAACACGCCGAGTGGTATATACAGCCAGTGGTACTGGGCCGTACAACTTTACCTTTGAGATTCTGGCTAACACCGACATTGCCGTCTATCGTGACGACACTCTGTTGACGTTGACCACAAACTACACAGTCACTATCAACAGCAATGGCACAGGTTCTATCACTCTGACAGCCGCACCCACTGGTGCTACTCAGATTGCCATTGTTGGTAACCGCACCATTCAGCGTACTACTGACTTTGTGACTGGTGGTGACTTCTTTGCCAACACTGTCAATGACGAGATGGATCAGCAGACCATCTTTGCCCAGCAGAATGCTGAAGCCCTGCAACGTGCTTTGATCGCACCACAGACAGATCCAACCACCATTGACATGACCCTGCCAAGGGCATCAGTACGAGCCAACAAGACGCTGGCTTTTGATGCCAATGGCGATCCAACAACTGGTGAAGTGATTGGCGATAACCGTGGTAACTGGGCGGCTGGTGTTGCGTACAACAAGCGTGACATCGTCAAAGACACATCAACTGGAAACGTCTACTACTGCAACACATCTCACACATCAAGCGGATCTCAGCCAATTACTACCAACGCTGATTCTGCCAAGTGGGATTTGTTTGTTGATAACGAATCTTCACAAGATGCACAGACTGCCGCTGAAGCCGCACAAGCCGCTGCTGAAGCCGCTCAGTCAGCAGCAGAAACTGCCGAGACTAATGCTGAGACAGCAGAAACAAACGCTGAGACTGCCGCTTCTGCCGCTTCTACCAGTGCTAGCAATGCATCGACCAGCGCAACTGCTGCGGCATCCAGCGCAAGTTCAGCATCAAGCTCTGCTACTGCCGCAAGCGGATCTGCCAGCACAGCCTCGACTCAGGCCAGCAACGCATCGACCTCTGCGACAAACGCATCCAACAGCGCCAGCTCTGCAAGCACATCAGCCACCAATGCGGCGGCATCTGCAAGCACTGCAACAACCCAAGCCAGCAATGCCAGTACATCGGCAACCAACGCTGCCAGCTCTGCGTCTGCTGCCAGTACATCTGCCAGCAATGCCGCTACCAGCGAGACAAACGCTGCGGCATCAGCAAGCACAGCCAGCACTCAGGCGACCAATGCGTCAAACAGCGCAACTGCCGCAAGTGGTAGTGCAACTGCTGCCGCCAGTTCTGCTGCGGCTGCGGCCTCTGCGCTTGACAGCTTTGATGACCGCTACCTTGGCACTAAGACAAGCGACCCAACGCTAGACAACGATGGCAATGCCTTGGTCGCTGGCGCTTTGTACTTCAGCACAACCCAGAACGTGATGAAGGTGTATGACGGCGCAAGCTGGATCACAGCCACATCTGCTGGCGCTACTTCACTGCTGCGCTTCCGCTATGTTGCGACAAGCGGTCAGACCACATTCAGTGGCGCTGATGCGGCAAGTGCCACGCTGACCTACACGGTCAACAACATTGCTGTGCATCGCAATGGCGTGACGTTGGACACATCTGAGTACACCGCAAGCAACGGCACAAGCATTGTGCTGACTGTAGCTGCTGGTACTGGCGATGTCATTGACATCATTGCGTTCAAGAGCTTCACAGTTGCTGATGCGCTGAGTGCTGTGAGTGGCGGTACTGTGAATGGTGCTGTCACCATTACTGGTGTGACAACTGTTCAAGCTGGTACTGTTTCTGCCCCTGCCATCACCACTACAGGCGACACCAACACAGGCATCTTCTTCCCTGCGGCTGACACTATTGCTTTCTCTGAGGGTGGTGCGGAGGCTATGCGTATCGACTCCTCTGGTAATGTGGGGATTGGTACGAGTTCGCCAACGGCATTACGGACAAAAAACCTTGAAGTTTCGTCCAGCGGAACAAATGATGGTGCGGCAATTATTGCAAACAAGCGTGGTACTGGTATTGCAACTATGCGATTGGCTACTGTTGGGGCCGCTGATGGTTTTGATATTAACTATAACTTCCCAAGTACGGGGATGTTGGGTTTTTATGATTTAACTGCCGCCACTACCCGTGTAGCTATCGACTCCAGCGGTAACTTGCTGGTGGGGGCAACGGCTTCTGCAAACAGCACTTACTCTATTGCAACCTTTAGGGGGGCAAGCAAAGGAATTGCAATTCAAGATTCTGGTTCTGCTGCGTATCGGGCCATATATATGGGTGGTGGCAATAATCTTTATTTTTATAACGGAACAAACGAAGGCTATTTAAGCAGTGCTGGCGCATGGACAAACGCATCAGATGCAAGATTAAAAACCAATGTGCGTAATATTGAATATGGACTTGCTACTGTTTTGGAGACACAGCCAAGACATTATGAAAGGGTAGATGTTGAAGGAACTTACATTGGTTTTGTTGCTCAAGAGCTTCAAGAAGTTATTCCAGAAGTTGTGTCAGGCGACCCAGAAAAACAACTTGGTGTTGATTATGGTTCTTTAGTTGCCGTTGCTTTCAAAGCCATCCAAGAGATGAAGGCAATCATCGACACCCAAGCCAGCACCATCACCCAATTACAGGCAGACGTAGCCGCTTTGAAAGGAAACGCATAATGGGAAAAGCAGCATCACTTGCAAACATAGGCAGCATTGCTGATAGCTCGCTGGGCTAATATGGACTTTGCACCCACCGCTCTTCTGGTAATGACGCACAACGTTACTGGCCTAAAGTATTTCTGCAAAACAACTCGGCTTGGGTTTTTGCACAAGTACAAGGGTAGCGGCGTGTACTGGAAGCGGCACATGAGGTTGCATGGTCGTGATGTGACTGTTGGTGTTCTTGGTGTTTATTTTGACAAAGACCGATGCATGTCTGCTGCGCTAAATTTCAGCAAAGAAAACGACATTGTGAAAGACTCTGGATGGGCAAACTGCATTCTTGAAAATGGTCTTGATGGCGCTGGCGCTGGAGAGGCAAACCATCGGTATGGAAAGCCTCACCCAAATAAAGGTGGCACACGGCCTGAAATGATTGGTCGTCTGATTGGCCCATTGAACGGCATGTATGGCAAACCAAGTCCCCTACGAGGCGTACCAAAGCCGAAAGGCAAAGATAGTCCTTTGTATGGTAGGAAGCGTCCAGATGGCTGCGGAAAACCATCAAAGGCCGTTGTACGATTGGATGATGGCGTGGTATTTGAGTCTGTATCTGATGCTGGTAGGGCTTGCAATGGCGCAACTTCTGGCATCTCAAAATGCTGCATGGGTAAGGCAAAATCTGCTCACGGTTTCCGTTGGGCTTATAAGGAGAATGTATGAGTAGAACTGCAAAATTAGCTGATCTGGCTGCGGCCTATGACAGCGGTGGTGGATTTGGGTTCAAGAATCGCCTGATAAACGGCGCAATGACCATAGACCAGAGGAATGCGGGGGCGGCGGTGACCGTTCCAAACGACTCCAACTTTTACACAGTTGACCGCTGGCAAGTTGTTGAAAACTCAGGATGTGTTTTATCAGCAGAGCAAGTTGAAGATGCTCCTTCTGGTTTTTCGAACTCTTTGAAACTAAGCGTCACCACCGCAGCAGGCTCTATTGGCGCTTCTGAAGCTGGATTTCTTTTACAAAGGATTGAAGGATTTAACACCGCTGATTTGTCTTTTGGTACAGCAAGTGCTGCCACCGTTACTCTGTCTTATTGGGTCAAATCTAGTATCACAGGCACATTTGGCGGTTCACTTAAAAATGCAACGTCAAATAGATCATATCCATTCAGCTACACGATCAACGCAGCAAATACATGGGAACAGAAATCTGTCACTATTGCTGGCGATACAAGTGGTACTTGGGTTGGCGCAACTAACGGTGTTGGTGTTGGCGTTACTTTTGATATTGGTTCAGGTTCAAGTCGCCGTGGCACAGCAGGTGCATGGGCAGCATCCAACTTTGATGGTGTGACTGGCGCAGTCTCAATCGTCACAACACTCAGCGCAACCTTCTACATCACTGGCGTTCAGCTTGAGAAAGGCTCAACAGCAACGAGCTTTGACTACAGGCCGTATGGCACTGAGTTGGCTTTGTGCCAGCGTTACTGCCCTGTTTATCCAACAACAACAACGGTTACACCAAATGAGGAACTGCCTATAGCTGGGTCAGGTATCAACTCAACTACTGTGTATGGCCTTTTTGAATTTCCAGTGCCTACAAGAGTTCCTGTTACTGGAGTAACGGTTTCATCAGCTAGTCACTTTA